CGCATAGCCTACCTGGTACAAAGAATAAATACCACCAATTAAAATTAATAGTTCCATAATTAAAGACCTCGAATTAATAAAACTTTCTTTGCTTGCACTTGTTGAAATTTGTTCCCTTTTTTTAAAAGGTATTCACACGCCAAATTATCATTATTGTTAAGGCATTGATTCAATGCACTACGGTTGAGACCTGATCCAATAGAACTAATTAACCCTATTGATCCAATTGATAGAAATAAAAATAGGTTTCTCATTTTTGTAAGATTTGAAATAATTTTATTATGTAAAGCGATAGTGATCTTGTAAAATATTTTTACTTGAGAGTAATAACTGCAAGTAGTATTTTTAACTACTGCTAGAATTGAAAACAGTCTTAAGTAATAAATAAATTAGAGATAGCTATGCTTAATTATTATTGTACCACGTATAAACAATATTTTATGTCATTATTAAGAATTGTTAATATTATATTAATATCTTAGTAAACTTATTTTACTTAAGCTAATATAGTATTAGCTAAAATCTTACTATGAATTTTATTGCAGAAGAAAAAGACTTACTCTTCTTAAGTCTTAATAACATCATCAAAGACTATGAAAAATGGAATCGTTTAGAGACTAACGACAAATACCATTTTTTAAATACATATAAAAAATTATCAAAAGATAATAATTCACAATTTAATATTAGTAATAAATTATCTAATATTTTAACAGACTATGACGAAGAGTTCTTATATAACGAAGTGTTCTTATCTAAAAAAATACTAGCTCTATTGTAACCACTATTTATTTTACTTAAAATTATGTCACCTGAACTTATTAAATGGCTTGCAGATATGCCAAAAGGCTACCAACTATCTGGAAGCAAGGAAGCCTACTACAACGGCCAGAAACAGTTGAAGTTATTTCTATCTAAAAAAGATTAACGCCTATTGTAGCCGCTTCCAGGCCACTTAGAATTTAATCAAATTTGTAACTCTATCCTATGGGGTAGGGTTGCAGAATAATTTTTATTTTTGTGTTCCTCGGGCAACTTAAATATATTCCCGTTAATTTTTTGGTTCTACACGAATAGATAATTCTGGAGCTTGAATATTGACAGTTTCAACTGATTCACCAATTACTTTGCCTAGGCTGTCTAATATTTGAGCTGCGGTTTGAAGTTGTCCTTTTTTAACTGCTTTATTGAAGAGTCTGATACGCATTGCTTGAAGGCGAGGTAGAAGAGTTTCTCTATCTTTTTCCCAATCTTCTTTATTCCATTGTTTAACTTTTTTCCAATCTTGCCAAGCTGTTACTTCTGAGATGCCTTCAATTTTGGAATGTTCTAGGACTAGAGCACGTGTTGTTTTACCTTCTAGCTGGCGGGAATATAGACGTTGGGAACGAAGTTGTACATTTTGACAGGAAGTACGGGCACGGAAATTAATATTTCTTTTAGGTTTAGATTCTTCTAATGGTTGATCGGCAGGAAATGTAGATGAAACCACGGGATTTTTGGGTGTATTTAGTTGAATGATAACTTAAAAGAGAGTAAATAGGCTATAAATAGGGGGTATGAGTTGTATTTTTTGTTAAATTAATGGTTGTCAGTGGTGAAAAGAAGAATGAGATAAGTTTGAGGTACGCACAGGGAGAGGTATTTAATAGTGATAAGAGATTTAGGGTGCTTGTAGCCGGTAGGAGGTTTGGAAAGAGTTATTTGAGTTGTATTGAACTGTTGAGAGGGGCGATTAATAGGCCGAATGAGGTTTATTTTTACTGTGCACCAACTTATAGGATGGCGAAGGATATTGCATGGAAGGAATTGAAGAGATTGACTCCGAGAACTTGGGTTAAGAGTAAAAATGAGACAGATTTGAGACTTGATTTGATTAATGGATCAAGTATTGAATTGAAGGGAACTGAAAATGCTATGGCATTGAGAGGTAGAAGTTTAGCTGGCGTTGTATTAGATGAGGCAGCATTTATGGATAGAGATGTATGGGCTGAAGTTATAAGACCTGCATTAGCAGATAAACAAGGTTGGGCATTGTTTATTAGTACACCAGATGGAACAGCGAGTTGGTTTTATGATATGTGGTGTTATTGCGGAGAAAAGGAATGGGAGGATTGGCAAAGATGGAGTTTTACAACGGTAGAGGGGGGTAATGTAGCAAAAGAGGAAGTTGAAGCTGCTAGAGGGCAATTAGATGCGAGGACTTTTAGACAGGAATTTGAGGCAAGTTTTGAGAATTTAACTGGATTGGTTGCTGTAAGTTTTGCTGATGAGAATATTGATAAGGAATCAAAAGACTTATCAATGCTTCCTTTGTTAATTGGTCTGGATTTCAACGTAGATCCTATGGCTGGAATCTGTGCTGTTAAACATAACGATACTTTGTATGTTTTTGATGAAATCATGCTTACAGGAGGTGCTACCACATGGGACTTTGCGGAGGAAGTTACGAGAAGATATGGAGTTGATCGTAGAATTATT